TAGCATGACCAAAACGATGTGCCATTAGCCATGGCGTTAACATTACTTTACGGTCACCTTCGTTGCCTACATAAACTACAGTAATAGCATCTTCATGCCCGTCTATAATATCTTTAGCGGCATCACCAAATATGATTTCTACATTCTTTGGATCCATAGGACCATGTTCACTATATCTACCTGTTCCTGATATGTTACTAAAGAACAATCTAAAATCATAAGGAGTCTTTTCAAAGAACTTTTCTGCCTTCAACTGATTTTTAGGATGAGGTACTAACTTCTTGTCTACCCCTCTAAATGGACCTGGCTTTGTAAAGTCACCCATTGGTTGATATTTGGCTAACGCCATTTCATCAACTTCAGACTCCTTAAGAAATTCTATTGCTCTCATTAGTGTTTCAACAATAACGTACTCAATACACCTGCGTCTTTAGCAGTTAAGTCAGGTTCACCGGGAGCAATGATAACATTGTACTTCAATGGTGACTTATCTTTGCCCTTTACTTTACTTTCCCACTCATCATAACTTAATATGCTATTACCGCTTAATCCATATTCTTTGGCTAGTCTTTGTTTTAGTTCAGGTAACTTGTCAGGTATCACTTGCCATTGGCCTTCTGGACCCTTAACTAAGTTCTTCTTTTCGTCCTTAACTAACAAATCATAGAACAATTCGCTAGGAACAATTCTACTGTTCTTTGTCTTTGATAAGTCACTATCAGCACCCTTTACTTTTTTCTCTTGTGAACTGCTTGCGCCTTCACTCCAGTTAATCATAAAGTTCTTTGGCTTATTACCTAATGCTACATCAGCAACTTTAGTGTATGCATAGAAGTCAACGTTTGGTAATGAATCTGCTAATTTAAATGCCATACTTGCATACTCTGGGCTAAAGAAGTCACCAGCATCATGCCAGCGAATACTTACTTTGTATTTGCCCTTGCTCTTAGAAACTTCTTTACTAATCTCTGCTCTTAATTGTTCAAAGAATCCATTTGGATCGTTGAGTAGATATGTAAGAATTCTACCATCACTTAACCATGGACCTTGGAATTGTACCTTACCGCCCTTCATAGCAAAGCAATCTACTTTACAACTACCTGCACCTGGGCAAGTATTAACGATAATCAATTCGTTTGTATTCTCATCTAATGCTATACCAACTAGTGCGGCGAAACCAACGTTAAAAAACTGTTCCTCTTCACCGTCACTATGCTTCATCTTCTCATTCTTTTTAAGAAGTGCTTTTGGTCTTTCTGCCAATGCTTGTTTGATAGCATCGGTATTGTACTTTTTACCCTCTTCGTTATAGTAACTTACTACGCTACTACGATGGATATATGGAAGTTTATACTTGTCAGTTTTCTTCTTTTCTCTATTACGGATACGATCCAAATAGTCTGTCAACTCTGGATCACCGATTGGTCTAGTTGGTGCGGCAAGTTTAGTTGCTTCTTCTACTCCACCGCCACCGCCATCTCCACCTTCGGCGCTATTATCGCCAGCATATCCAAAATAACCATAAATTCTAGATGGGCTTCTTCTTTTCTTTTTTCTGCCCTCATCGACCTCTTCGTCGCCTGCATTGGCTACAAACTGCTGAGGGGTCATAATTTTGATGCCTTTGGGTGCACCGGGTAATTTTGGCTCAACGCCTTCCATTAATTCTATTATATTCATGACTTTGGGTTCCAAATAGGTTGACAATAACTACATATATATTGTACACTTGATTATATATTTATCAACTTTGGTTTACTATGCACACTTTCGACATGTCTGTACAACGCATTGGTTTTGCTTGCAAATGGGCAGAAATCAATAAAAAAGGTGAGATTGCCAGCACTGAGGGCCTCAATACAGGTGGCACTACTCACGCATGGGCCAAACGTCAAAAGTCACGGCAAATTGTCGAGGACAAACTTATTGATGTAGCAAAACGTAACATTCTTAATACTCATGCACTTGTTAAGAAAGTCGCAGAGTTGCCGCGCGGGCTACGTATGTTGCGTCTTACTAGCGACATGTTTTCGTTCTATACTATGGACGAGTACAAAGACTTTTGGCATAGCACCGATGTTCAAAACTCACTTGAACGTTGGATGGCTCCTATAGGTGAGACTGCACGTGCTAATGATGTTCGTGTTTCGTTTCACCCCGATCAGTTTGTGGTACTTGCAAGTGATCGTCCTGAGGTAGTAAATAAGAGTATAGAGGAGTTTGAGTACCATGCAGATATGGCCCGTTTCATGGGATATGGTAAATCGTTTCAGGACATTAAAATCAATGTCCACATCTCGGGTCGAGCCGGTCCCGAAGGCATCAGGCGGGCCTACAACAGACTCAGCCCCGAAGCAAGAAATGGACTCACCATCGAAAACGAAGAAATCAGTTGGGGTCTCGATTCGTGCCTAGAGTTGGCTGACCTTGTTCCTATCGTACTCGACATTCATCACAATTGGATTAAAACAGGAGAATACATTGAAGCAAATGACGACCGTGTTAAAAAGGTTATTGATAGTTGGCGCGGTGTGCGTCCTGCTATACACTACTCCGTATCTAGGGAAGATGTACTTACAAGCCATTCCCGACACGAACGCCCCTCTCTTGTTCCGTTGATGGAGAGTGGTCATAATAAACAGAAACTACGTGCCCATAGTGACTACTACTGGAACGATGCATGTAATGATTGGGCATTGACACACAATGCATGGGCTGATATAATGTGCGAGAGTAAGGCTAAAAATCTAGCCAGTTTTGCATTGTATGATAGATACAAGTCACGAGGATAAAATATGTTTGATAAATTAAAGAAATGGTTGAGTGGAGAGAATGATCCTGCTTTTGCTAAGCCGGTAGAAAAACCTAAGGTTGAAAAGAAACCTAAACAACCACGCAAGAAAAAAGAAGTAGTATTATCTAGCAAGGAACAGGCTACTGCTAACAATGAACCGTATATCGCTATATTGAAGGTTGATATTGATCCAAATAATATTAACAGCGGTGCATTCGAACTAGATTGGAACGATAAATTTGTAATCAATCTTACTAAGGCAGGATATAAAATCAAGTCAACTGATACTGATGCTGAAATCGTAGACCGTTGGTTTCAAACTGTTTGTCGCAATGTTGCATTGGAAGTCTATGAACAAGAGGATGCTGATCCTAGTAAGCGCGGTGATGTAAGAGTAATTCAAAGCAAAGATATTGGTAACGGTAGATCAGAGGTTAGTTAATGAATATACCGTTACCCCCATTAGATGAAAATCCTAATAGCGATTTATATAAATCTTTGGGTGTAGATATTACTATTGTAAACACAAATAAGTTTACAACGATTACTAAAGACAATGCAATAGAGATTGCTAAACACATACATTCGCATTGTGTTAATAATAACAAAAACAAAGTTTGTTTTGACATAACTAGCGAAGGTGTAACATATCATCAGATAGATGTATGTAATAAAATCATTTTAGAATTAACTGAAATAGATAACACCAAATACCATCCTAGAAATCTTTATTTGGCATTAGGCTGTGCACCAGATCCTGCAAATGTAACGTTTTACAAATACCATTGCAATAGATTTAATTGGGTAGAAATAAACTGCCTTTTTAAAAACAACTTAGAAGTTACCTCTGCAAACAATTATATACATTGGAATCCCAACTCGGGAACTATAAACAACGAACCTAAGATAAAAAGCAAAAAGTTTTTATCACTTAATAGGCACACTAAATGGGAACGATTACATATCGTAGCACAAATTATAAAAAGAGGACTGCTAGATAAAGGATATGTGTCTTGTTATCTAAACAGCAAAACAGTAAATTTAGATTTTGACACTGATTCAGTTATCAAAGGACTACACCACTATCTACCAAATACATACCTAGAGACACAAAAGATATTAGAAGATAATTGGCAACTGTTTCCATTAAATTTAGATTTAGAAAATCTGAACTACAATGAAGTCATATCTACAATGAACAAAGTAGATAGCACACATTTTTATGAGGATAGTTATTTTGGTATTGTAACTGAAAGTAAATTCTTTCACGACAAAGATCCAGGCAACATCTATCTTACGAATCCTTCATTAAGTGGCGTGTCGTTAGATTGTTACCTATTCACAGAAAAAATTTATAAATTTATTGCTACTAAGTTGCCATTCATATTAGCAGGCTACACCGGATCACTAAAAGTATTACAACGTGCCGGGTATAAGACGTTTCATCCATACATTAATGAAAGTTACGATGACATAGAAAATGATGAAGAACGACTTCAAGCCATATGTAATGAATTAGAACGACTATGTTCCAAAACGGATAGTGAGTTTTTAGATTGGCAAGCCAAACTGCAACCTATAGTAGACCATAATTATAACTTGATGAAGGAACAAAGGAATATACACCTCATCTATAGAATCAGATAAATGGGTAAATATTTACCCAAAATGTGTTGATTTAAAATACTATTTTGCATATAATATACGTATATTATCAACTTACCAGCGAGTTTACATGAATTACGCACTTATCGATACTGCCAATACTTTCTTTCGTGCCCGTCACGTTGCCAGCCGCAACAGCGACACATGGGAGAAGATTGGTATGGCACTGCATTTGACATTGGCAAGTGTCAATCAGATTGTGCGCAACCATAAGATTGACCACGTTGTGTTTTGTCTTGAGGGTCGCAGTTGGCGCAAAGACTATTACAAGCCATACAAGGCTAATCGTAAACTTGATGAATCTGCTATGACTGAGGCAGAGATTGAAGAAAACAAAATGTTTTGGGAAACGTATGAAATGTTCACTACATATCTACGTGAGAAAACTAATGTGTCTGTATTGCGTGAACCTAACGCTGAGGCAGACGATCTGATTGCACGTTTTATTCATCTACATCCAAATGACACGCATTACATTATTTCTTCTGATACTGATTACGTTCAGCTTATTGCTGAAAATGTGTTCCAATATAACGGAGTCAGCAACGAACTCATCACCTTACAGGGATACTTCAAAGATAACGGTAAGCCTGTAGTTGACAAAAAGACTAAGGAACATAAGTTGCTTGAGGACCCACAGTACTTGCTATTCAAAAAATGTATGCGTGGTGATGCAACTGACAATGTGTTCAGTGCTTACCCGGGTGTGCGTGAGAAAGGTAGCAAGAACAAGGTTGGTCTTGTCGAAGCCTTTGCTGATCGTACCAAGCAAGGCTTTAACTGGAACAACATGATGTTGCAACGTTGGGTAGATCACGAAGGTGTTGAACAGCGTGTGCGTGATTGCTATGAACGCAACCGTACATTGATTGACTTGACTGCTCAACCCGATGACGTTAAAGTTAAGGTCGATGATGCTATTCGTAATGGTGTGCGAGTTACTACTACTCCGCAAGTTGGTGTTCACTTCATGCGTTTTTGTGGAAAATATGAACTTAATAAAATATCTGAAAATGCTGAGGCTTATGCTAAATGGCTTAATAGCCCATATAAAGGTCAATTACATGAGCAAGTTACTGCCTAATCAAGTATATGCAGGATTATTTGAAATACTCAAAGATAAGACAATGTATTACCAAAGTGGAATCGATAGTAAGTATGACCACTTTACTGAGAAGGGTGAAAAGGCTGCATTAGAATGGTTACAGTTTGTAGCACCTAAAATGCTAGAAGTTGAAAAAGCAGAATTAGATGCCAGAGCCAAACAACTTGTGGTTGAGGAACTTAAACGATGAAAATCACTACACACCAATCAAG